AGCAAGGAATGAGAAACTCATGCCAGTAGTTCCGGCTCCGCCTTGTGTTGTACTGGATATGACGCCGCCAGTTGAAGGAGGCAAACCTGCCCACGGGTTATTGGCCTGCACGAGCATACCGGGGCTTTGAACGCTTGTAGCTGGCTGGAAGATCTGGCGACCTTGCCACGTGTTTACAGCATTCAACACGGGAACAGTAGAACCGGTCGTTCCAATATCTCTTGTTGATGCCGTTCCCAGACCAAGTGACGTCCGCATTGCCGCAGCACTTGCGCCAGCCAGAAGGGTGCGGGCAAAGGCCGTCAGCGTTGTTACCGCTGCCGCACCTGTGCCGGTGTAATATGTCATTCGGTCAGCAGCGCCAGCCAAAGCAAGCATAGCAGCTGCGGCATTGCTGATGTCGCCCAAAGATGGATTGCCCGATGCATCTGTACGGAAAATCTTATTTACAGCCAGCGCCAGAGCAGCGAGTTTCGCAAGATTACCGTTCGGGTCAGTCGGAACTGGCTTCAATTCATACTCACCCGATGCATTGCCGACCGGTGTCTTGCCGTTCTCCACGCCAAGTTCAGCAAGATTAGACAGGACGCCATTGCCAAGCAGCTCGATAAGAGTCGTCGCTTGTGCAGTCACACGAGCGCCGTCTGGCAGATAGCGTGCTCTAAACGGCGCATTGGTCAGAGACGTGCCTGTCCACGGAGCAGTGAGCGTCAGCGATGTGTTGCTATTAACGCTGGCAATGACCGCAGTCAGGTTCTGGATTTGAAGTGTGTCGCCTTCACGAAACTTCGCCACATCGAACAGCGTGCCGGTTCCGGTCACGGCCGTTGAACCATTGGCAAGGGTGATCGTGCCAGAGGTGTAATCTGACAAAACAGCCATAAGTTTTCTCCGATTTCGGATTTTTAGAGCGTGGTGGCTCCAAGGATGTAGTAGCGAGCGCCAACAGGGTTGGGGAAACTGTTGTTCACATTTGGCCCCGGTGAATTGCCTGGGTTCATGTGCATCACGATATGATCATCACGGACGACGGTTGAAGTGGAATAACGCAGAGGTTCCACTGTCAGGCTACCCGGTGTGATATACATGTCATGCGTACCGTTGCGGTAGAAATTGCCGAAATCATAAATGACCTTCGGAAAGATAAAGAGGCCTTGAGGATCGAAGTTGATCCGGTGACCAACCTTGCCATATCGCCAATGCACCGACGCGCCTTCTGTAAAGCTCGACGCTGGTACATAGCTATCGGCTAAGACCGTCACAGCAGCGAACCGCGTGTCCAGCAAGATATCATTATAACCCGGCGCAACATCACTCGAACCCGGCCTTTTGATCTGAAAATATTGGCCTTCGACTTTGCGAATGATCGCACTGCCGCCTGCCGTGTAACCCTGCAACCCTGTCGCATAAAGCATGTACTTGATTGCAACGCTGTGTGTGCCAGTCACAAAGAACCGAACACCGCCAAGCTCAACACGGTATTCAACCCACGTTCTTTCCTCGTTTAGCCCGACATTGAGGTTGACTGGAGGAATGGCAAAATCCCAACTATTTAAGCTGCAAATCGTGTCGCAGACCATCGAAGGCGAAAGATCAAAGTCGATAGATGCTGGTTTCGGTACAAAGATGTTCGTTCCGGGCGCGATGGCAGGAGTCGTTCCCATCATGATGACTTTGATCGGTGTTCTATCGCTATCCATGATCAGTTGTCGGCCCGTTGCTGTATCGATGGAAAAGCCAGGGCGAGCTAGTTTAATCCGACTTGAAGAGGCTTCGAAGGCAATCTGTCCAGCCACAGGGGTTCCGGTTGGCTTTGGGATAGGAACATTGTTGCAAGGCAAATCCCAGAGCATGGACGTCATGAACTCTTGATCACCTGTTATATTGGCGGCGATACCTGAAGCTTGGTTCGTCGGACGTATCGCCCAGCCAGAATAACCGAAAGCAGCTGGGATATCCTGATATCCGAACTTGCCTTGGTGGCTTTCTGGATAGACATTTGCCGTCACCGCCGTATTCGTAACCGACTGATAATAAGCCGCCGAGCTGCTCGGCTTATTGTTGTAGAGAACGCGCGCGGTGCCATCTGAGGAGATGAATTTGCATTCAGCGAATGGAATAATGCCATCAAGATCAGGCATCCTACCGATACACCCATAAATCGAATAGATATTAACATCGAATGATCCAGTGGCAGTTCCCATAACCCATTGATCAGCCAGCGATCCTGTTTGAAGGCCATGAGAACCATTTGGATACGTAGCTTTATTCAGCCGCCCAGCAGTCTGGAAGTGACGAAACACATACGAAAGATTGCTCGCCTCTGAATTGAAGTAGAAGCGGTTATGCGCATCGTTCGGCACGTCTAGAGGCTCATCGCCGTCGAATTTAGTTACTTTCATCACCGCGCCGACGCCCGGCTTATTGGCAACCATCCAGCTAACCATCAAACGATAATCCTTAGATAAGCATTATTGCCATCGCCGCGAATATCCAGCTTGCCGTTGTTCGACAAAAGCCGGTCGAATTTCAGTGTACCAAGCCGCATGTTCATGGCGTAAACCTCGTCATTCTGAACAACAAACGGATATGTATAACCGCCGCTTGCTCCAGGATTTGCGATAGCAAACTGATTAGAAATCACGACAAACTGACTGCCTGTGGTGGTCACATTGACGAACCAGCCCGCCTCTTTCCAACTGTCGGCTGTGCCAACACGGGCGAATGCAGATATCTTCGTTGATGCCCCACCGCTCCCTGACGTTGCCGTCATGCGCCATGTTGCGTTAGCGACAGTTCCATCGACCGATGCATTGACCTCAGTCAGCGCGTTCGAAATGGCGGTCATATTGCCTTCAACGCCATCAACCCGGCCTTGCAGCAACACGACAGTACTCGCATCGGCCTTTGTACCAAGGCTTACATTGATCTGCGTCAACTGCTGACCGATGGCGCTGTCTGGTCCGGTTGCAACGAGAATATCTTCCTGCCAACTCGCCTGTGCCGTTCCGAACGTGCTGGTCAGCTGGCGACGGATGGTCTGTAGATCAGCATAGTTGGTGTTGTGATTGTCGGCGGTGCTCGTTGCCAGCTCCTGCGCTTGCCGTTTTAGCTCGCGCATGTCGTCAGTGATCCAGTTTATCAGACCCGACAAGTCATCATCAAGACGACCATAATCGACAGGGCTGTCGTCCATCGTGGTTTCTTGCGTGAGAACCAACACAGGATCAGACCATGACACTGGCCGCGTTCCTGACGCCACCTTGAGACGATAGCGAACATTCCATTCTGACTTACTGGTCAGGCCATTCACGATCTGAAAGACAGTCACGTCGCGCGGCACGTAAGCCGTGAATACCTGTTCAGGGTCATTCTCTGGCCAATACTGGATATCAACGCCTTCAACCGTGATATCGTCTATCGCATCCCAGAATAACCGAATGCCGGGGTATTCCTGGCCGTCATCGCCAATGACTTTGTTAGGGATGACATTGAAGTTCGACAATTGGGTCTGATAGTCGGGAGGGCCAACGGGTATCGGGATGGGAGGGTTGGTTTCATATGCCGTCGGATCAAATATCCCGTCTCCGACCTCCTGCCACGAAATGGAAACATCGCGAACACTATCGCTGCCCATTGCGCCAAGAGATTTCGAATGAACCTGAAACTTGATCGTGCGGTTATAGCGGGCTGATACCCACTGAACCCACTGGCCAACCTGCAAGCCGAGGAACTTCGGATGCACAGTGAAGCTGCCGTTCGCCTGATAGCGTGAGGCACGGATTGCGATGTCTGCGAGACGGTCGCCTACACGTGGATCGGTGACTGCGGTATAATCCACCTTGGAGGCCAGTCGCTCGCGATCCTGAGCCAGTGCACCAGCATCAACGCGCGTGGTGAGCGATGTCGTTTCATAGAACAAGTCTGGGCTAACGTACGAAGCCGCAACCGTGTTTACGAGTTCAGTGCGTGTTCGCGACAACGACAGCTGGAAAGACTTTTCCCAAGCGATGTCATTATCGGTGATTGTTGCAACGACCGCCTGATTGGCTCCTACGATAGGATATTCGCCGGTCACTGCTTCAATCCAAGAGCCTGCACAAGCCTCTCTCAGCGGCGTCATGTTGGTTTCGTGCGTCACGCCGTCACCAGAAGACGCGATCAATGCCGCCATATAGCGCTTGCTACCGTCTGGCATGACTTCATCGCAGATGTTCATCGCGGTGAACCATTCAGACAAAGGCAAACGACTCTGGGCCACGCCTCGGCCAACGATTTTTTCAGTGCCGTTAAACAAGCCACGCTCAAGATTATACATCATCACGGCATTGTTGTTGCTGAACTCCCAAGTGCTTTGATCATTCCAGCGATGCGAGCCAGAGCCGCCAACCGAGCTATCCTTGCGCGGATCGTACAGAGGAGCGCCACGAACCTCGAACATAAGGCTCGGAGGAGACGTCAGATTATCGGCCTCCATCCGTGACGTGACCACGACATAGCAGATACCGGCCCCACGGTGGTTAGACGTCCATCGACCTGCCGGGTTAGAGTTTGCAATCAATTGAGGGTCGGCAGATTGCTGCATTGTTCCCTGATAGAAGCGAACCCAGACTTCACCTCCCTCGTGAACGCCGAGGATTTTGCGACCGTAGGCTTGCTCTGTTGGGCTAAGGCTCTTCCACTCGCCATCCATCTGAACGCGTAAAAGCTCGACACATCGAAAGTCAGAAAGCTTGAACACGTCCTGCACCATCCGGTTGCCCTTACCGAACGCGTTGCGATAGACGTGATGTCCCATCGTGCCAAAGACTCCGAGGCCGACTTCGCGCACGAGATTTTCGCCGTATTTGGTTTCTGTGGCAGAGGCAGACGATTTCGGCGACTGCTGAAAGATCGATGTCAGCGCGTATTTTGCTGCGACCAGAAGACCGCCCAGCACAATGTTCGCAAGGACAGTACCGCCGAATAGCCACGAGCCTAGGCCGACAATGCCTGTCACAATAGAAACAGGGTCCGCCGCCGCAGGCGATGCCAGCAGCGCGAATAAAATCGCCAGAATGTAAAACATCAGGAAACCTTGAAGGCCCTCTCGGCCATTGTGCGTGGCAGGAAGCGCAAACCGTCCTCGCCTTTCACCGCGAAGCCGTATTCACAGAAGTAGCCGACAGTTTTCTCGAAAATGCCGACGTCACCACGCTGCGCCATCGCAACCGGGGTTTCTTCGAAGCGTTCGGCCAGGACGGCGCCTAAGCTGGCAAAGCCGCGCTGTTTGATCAGGCGATAAGCGCCGGTTCGGCTTTTGTATTTTCCGCGCACTTCAGATGCCGGATCCGCGCCGATAACCGCTTCGATTGCATCGGATGTCGTGAGAAGACAATCGGACTTTCCCCACACCAGAGGCGTGTTTATGTGCGCCTCCGTGACAGCCACGAGGCGTTTTTCCCATTCTGGATGTCGCATGGCGATCCTTACGGTGCTGTGATGTGGAAATTCTCTCGCTTCACCACTGAGGCGTATTCAAAGAACTTGTCGCCTGGTGAGATAAGCTGCTGATCCTCGTGCGAAGCGGTGCGATAACCGTCGCGGTGATTTTCCAGCGCTGTCGTTTCGACATTGGCCTTCAAAACCATCTCGCCGCCATCAATCACGTGATCGATGGTGTCGATAAAGCCGCGATACATCGGTTCGACGTGCAAAAGCTCGCGCGTATCCGGATCAAAGTAAGCATCCGACAAAATGACCGTGCGGCCCTTGTAATCAACGCTTTCGATCTGAGCTAGCTTATCAGGCGTCACGCCGTAATCCGCAGCCGTCGGCATTGTGATTGTAATCGGAAGTGCTTCAGCGCCCATCTGGTACGGTGGCTCTTCAATCGCAATCAGCTGGTTTGGTATATAGGTGTTACCATTCCATGTGAACTCGGACGAGCCATTCCACATATACCAGAAGCCCGTGCCGAACTGGAATTCTCCGAGGGAGCGCACGACAATGCGCCCCTCTTCCAGCAATTGCTGTAGGCGAGTTGGGAAAGCCATTACTTAGGCACCTCGATCAACTGAAAGGTGGAGGTCGGTCGCGGGCCCTTCGTCATCTGAAAACTGTCCTTCACAAGACGAGTGTTCATTTCAGGCTGCTTAAACCGAACCGTTGCACCAGCTGCGATGTATGACGATATCGGCTGATCGACCTTAACCGTCATTTGCGTGCTGACCGCCTTAGCGCCACCGCCGTAAGCGATCTGCACCATCTGGCGGTAATCACCAGACTGAAACGAAATCAGGTCTCCGTCCCGCAAATCAAGGCCCGGCGTCACGTTCAACAGCTGAACTGTATAACCGTTCGTCACGGTTCCTCGTGTTGCTGTCGCCTCAATCGGGCTTGGAGGCGGGGTCACAGTTATGGCCTTATAATCACGCACATATTTCGAGGTAAGGGTCCCAGCAGCAAGTTGAGCCCCGCCGCTAATGTTGCTCAATACCTGCGTGACACCGGCTTCGTTGCGTACCGACCAGTTATTTGTACCGGTAGCATAAAGCGTTGCAACATCAGCCTGCCGGGTTACAGCGACTGTGGTCGTTGGGATATACGAGCCGATATTGTCGGCAAGCTCATGCTGACCACCCCAGAAATAGGAAACTGCCACTCCGTCGCCAGTAACTGTTGGCCGACGAATGTCACTCATTGAATTGATCGGAGCAACATTGATGCTTGGCAGACCGCTGACCCCACCCACGCTGCCGTCACCTTCGACCGTGACAGTCACATCAAACCTGAACCACCCATCAGGTAGTCGCTTTGTTTCGACAGTCACGAAGCCGGTTGCGCTCGAAACCGCTATACCTTCCTGCAGGTCGATATTCACATAACGGCTCGAAACACCAGTCGCGCCGCCCGGCCACCACAGCTGGAAATAACGCCAGCCTCCCAGTCTTCCGGATATTCTCTGCGAGAACTTGTTTCCGACGCCGGGGAACGTGCCCAGACTGTTCTGACTGAGGTATGGCTGATTTGCCGCTGCGCCTGGACCAATGGCGACTGCTGTGGAAACCCCGTCAGGAGCGATCACGGTCGAAGTCTGGCGAACCAAACCCAAAACCGCCAGCCACGGACTCGCCATCATGTTTCCAGACTGCAAGCAAAGGTTGGTTCGAAAAGGCTCAAACAGCAAACCAAGAGGCTTTGCAGCCGGGCCGGTCGTCGTCTTTTTGTAGCTGGTAAAGGTGCTCGTCGGAAAAACTGAAATTTCAAACTGGCATGCTGAGACAAAATATCCGTCCAAGCCGTTGAAATCATAGTTTGTCGTGTTGTTACCAGTCGGATTAGCAGCATAGATTTGATTGCCGCTTGTTGTGGTTCCTTCTCTGACTGCATGAGTGGCAGTTATTCGCCAATATCCTTGCCCCAATGCCTCAATCGTGGTGCTGATCAGGCTGGTTGGAAAAGAAGTCCCGGCTTCGAGATTGTAATAAACGAAGCCAAGAAATCCCTGAGTGTCCCAGCACCTCAATGCCAATCTGGTTGTGGTAGGTCCGTCAGACTTCACAACCATACTGTGCGTACATTCGCGCCTGAACGGGACCGCCGCAAAAGTCCGGTTATTCGTTATCTGATGCGATACCTGTGCAGTCGTATTTGGCGTAAGTCGCGTAAACTGCATGCCATTCCAGACATGAGCCAGAGTCGCGCCGATCCGCGTCTTTGCCCACTGGGAAGACATTAAGTCTTCTGACGGCCACGTCAGATTAACTTCAGAAGGATCGTATTCAATCCGCGGAACATTCGCTGCCGCAGTTTTAAGCACACCCGCGCTATCAAAATAGGTTCCCACGGTGCTACGCGTAAATGACAGCGCAGTTGATTGCGGCACATCCTCACCACGGACCTTGTATGCGGCAGTGACGAAATCACCCTGTGCAGCAACGTCGCCGGGGTTTGTGTTTGGTCCGCTTGGCTGTCCCCAGTATGCGCGCGGAACGCAGATATGCTTTGGACGATAAACAATCGTTTCCATGCCGCCCTTAGCAGCTGCAATGAAGGCCTGAAGCTGGACAGCTTCACTGGCTTTCATCGGCAGCGTTTCCATATCAACAGTGCGATATGGATCGACAAACTCCACGGTCGAAATAACCCGACCGCCAAATTTCGTCTGGCTGGTCGGGTTGTTCAACTGAGGATATGATGGAACAAAGCGAACACTTGAAAGAAGATCAATCATCGCAGCCCTCGCCTAACATCCTGTATCAGATCATCGCGCAATTCCCGACGAACCGACTTCACTGCGTTTTCCAGCGAGGCGCGCAATCTATCAAAATTAGCCTTCTGCTCGCTTTCAAGTTCATCAATCCGTTGCGCCTGCGCCAATATGATCACTTCAAGATCGAATATTCTGGCATTCAGCAGCTGTTCGGCTTTTGTTGGTTGCGTTTCAATCATCGCACCAATCCTCTCCGGCTGGCCTGCTTACTGTCCCGTGCAAAGCGCATCGGGCCTGATTTGTCGTATGCTTTGACGGTTCTTGTGCTGGCGCTCTGAGACACATTCTCAACATACGAATGGAAGTTGCCGTCGTTCTCGAAACGGGTAATAACATCCACACGCATCGGGCCTGTGGCTGTCGCTCTTTGTGGAGCGCTCAGTATCGGCATTGATGGGGCTCGCAAACTCGGCGTACCGGTGGCAAAAGCAGGCAGCCGGTCCTCGTTGATTGCTTCCAGCAGTCTGCGATGCTTGGCAGTCGACCGAGCATTTGTGATGAACTCTTTGTTCGACACTCGCGCCAGAATACTATCGCTACGACCTGTGCCGGGGCCCCGAATAAGGCCGGGGCCGGGTCGCGATGGAGTTCCGTTGGCGAACTTAGGCAGTCCGCCGTCTTTGAAACCCATAAACCCACCGAACAGACTTCCTGATTTGCCGAATAAACCGTCAAACAGGTTGTTCAACGTCATATCCAGCAGCTTATCGATCAACTTCTGAACTGCGTCAGTCAGAGCCTCGACCGCATCCTTTCCAGATGACAGATCTGTCACCAGACCTTTGAACGCATCCAGTTCAGTACTGCGCCATTCCGATGACTTCTGTCTCAGCTCATTCTGAGCTTCATTGAGCTTGTTCGCTTCGGCAGTTGCCAAAGCCCACTGCTCAGCCGTCTGCTTTATCTGTGACCGCAGTTCAGGAGTAATCGCAACGCCAGCCTTCTGAGCAGCGTTGAGTAATTCCTGCTCCGTGCGGGCCTTTTCAGTGGTATAGCCGTAATCATCAATCAGCGGATTGATCTGTCGAAGAGCCTCAGTTTCAGCGACCAGTGCTGCGGTGCGGTCGTTAGAGTCCTGCACCGTGGTGTCGAACTTCTCGGCCGGTGTCTTCTTTTGCTTTTCAGACTTAGGCTTTTTGCCTTCGGCGGTTCGCGACTCTTGTGCGGCTACATTGGCGCGGGCAATCGCATCAATCTGCTTCTCAGTAAGTGCGATACCGTCCTTGGTCGCAGCATTTCGAACCTTCTGACGCTCCATCTCGAGCGTGTGTTCTTTTTTGCCGAGTGCTGCCAAACGCAGTTGCTCACGCTCATACTCATTGGCAGCCTGACGCTGCATGATGTACGGATCTTTTGCAGAACGCGTCGAACGATCTTCGATAACACCACGTGCGCCGGTTACAGCAGCAAGGTCAGCAGCCGCACCTCGAGCAGCTGTCGAGACCATCGCCAATTTTTCGAGGATGGGTCCAATTGCGTCTGCAACTTCCTGAAAGTTGTAGTCAGCATTGGCCATAGCGAACAATGACTGTTTAGCTTCTTCGGCGGAAACCGTACCCTCTTTGACACCATCGCGCAGACGAGCCAATTCCGCATACTGCTCTTCAGTGATAAGGCTCATTGAAGACACTTGAGCAAACGCGGTCAGCATGTTGACTGCAGACTCTCGCGCATCGTCGAGAGCTACAACTGAAGCCTCGACCTCTTTCGTTAGCGAGTTTTGAGCGTAAGCGTCATTCTGTCTGCCAGCTTGTTCTACCGCATTACCAGATGATTTTGCGGCATCTTCGACCTTCTTGAGGCGCTCGGCAAAGAGCGTTGCCCCCTGACTGGATTCACCTACAGTCGAATTGTAGAGAATTAGAGATGAAACGACAGCTCCACCAATAATCATGCCGACCGGCGCAGCTGCAGCACCAAGACCACCAAACGCAGTTGCCAAACCGCCCATCGTACTTGCAGCGGAAAGAGCTTGCCTGAAGCTGTTAAGTGCCGTGACGCCAAGGCCGAGTGTTCGAATCATCCCGAGCAAGGAACGGCCAACCAAAGCGCCAGCAATAACGGCCGCAACTTTTAATGCGCCATCTGCAACCTTGTCAAAGTTATCAGCGATCATTACGAGCGCTTCAGAAATCTTAGCCGATACACCAGCCGCGCTGTCTGCATTGCCGACATACTGCAGCAAAGCATTATTAAGAAGCGTGAAGCCATCACCGATGGTTGCCGGCATGTCTGCCGCTTCTTTACGGAGCGTTTCCATTTGGCTCGACAGACCGCGCACAATATCGTTGCCGGTGATTTTACCTTGCGAGCCCAGCTTGCGGAGGCCACCGACAGTAGTATCAAGCCCGGCTGCTAGCGCTTCGGCGACGCGACCGCCAGATTCAATTACAGTATTGAGATTGTCACCCTGAAGCTTTCCGGTAGCCATTGCTTTGGCGAGAGCATCGATTACTCGTGCGGCTCTATCGCCCTTAGCGCCAGATACAACAAGAGCGTTGTTGAGGGCTTCGGTATAGTTCAAAGTTTGATCAGTATCGTATCCCAATTCGCGTAGAGCAGTCGCATTGGAAAGATAACTTTCGGAAGTCTGCGATAGATCTGAATAGGTACGGCGCGCCATTTCTCCGAGGCGCCCCATGACCTCCGTGCCCTTATCGATCGAACCTGCAGCAAGGTTGACGCGGGACGTCATATCCGTCCACGTATCGGTCATCTTGCGCAGTTGGTCGACACCAAGAGCCGCACCAATACCAGCCAGCGGCGCGGTAAGGCCGCTGAACGAACGCGTAAAGATGCTGTCCAGATTTTTGTTCATCTGGCGTGCGCGTCGCTCAATCGCATTAAACTGGCGATTAGAAACATCGTTGGCGCGTGCCAGGCTTTTTTCAAATGACTTGAAGTCAGCAGAAAGTGTAACCCGCAATATCATATGGCAGTGACCGGGATTATCCGGGAATACGTGGGATTTCGTGATTTATAACGGAATAACCCCGGAAAACCGGGACTTTCGAGAAATCGACGAAACGCCTATCGCAAAACGGCTGCGCAAGATCAAATGGCAGGGCGAGCCTTTGACATCAAATTTAAATCGACCGCCCGAACCACATTACACGACCGGCAACATGCAACTGATCAATCTCGCCTTCTGTGATTTCTTCGGGTGGATAGCGCGGATTGTCACTGATCAATTGGACAGAGCCGTTCATCCGAGCGTGAATGCGCTTCACCAATACCATTGAGCCATACACCAATACGTAAATCGCGTTGTCTTTAAAGCGATTGATAGACGTATCCACCAAAAGGGCGTCTCCATCATGGATTGTTTCCATCATGCTGTCACCTCGTGCAGTGAGCACCCTCGCGCAGTCCGGACGAATGCCTCTCGCCTTCAACCAATCAGTCTGAAATGCAAGGAAATCAAGAGCATCTTCAGCGTAAATGATTGATCCGGTGCCCGCAGACGGCTGAATATCGAGCCGTGGAATAAGCGCATATCCGTTATCCGAATTTACAATACTTGGTTCAGATGTCGCGGGCAGCGTTTGGCCCGCATGCTTTGGGCCTTTGCCTGTCGCCAGCCAGTCCAGCGTTACGCCGCCAGCGTCTGCGATCTGTATGAGCTTCTCCAGCCCAGGCATTGTTCCATTCAAGTACTGCCGGAACGTCGAATCGCTGATTCCCGCTTTTTTCGAAAAAGCGTGAACAGATTCCCCATCAACGATCTGTCCTAATCGTTCTGCGAACGTTGTTCCCATAATTACGTCAACTCTGACCCTGTGCCAGACATAAAGATTTGCCAGAGAAATCAAAAAATTCGCTGTGCAATCAATAGGTTGGCTTGACACTCACGTAATTACGTTAATCCAATAAGTCTGACCGCAAATACTGCGGTTTTACGTTGACTTATTCGCATAATTACGCGAATATCCGTTGCGACACTGTTTCAACACCTACACCCAAGCCAACCGACCTCTTGCACAGGTCAGAAAACAGGGAGCAACCATGACGAACCCAAAAAAGTGGGACCGTGCAGCGATCAAGGATGAGCTACTGCGGCAGAATAAGACCCTGACCGGAATAGCCCGCGATGCTGGCATGTATCCCGCAGCTTGCCGTGCCGGAATCATTGGAGCCAGTCGGCCTGGAGCGGAAGCGATTGCCGCTGCCCTTGGCGTTCCGTTCCGCGAGATGTTTCCCGACATGTACACGCGCGGTCGTCATGACGGGGTGGATACTAGCAGCAACAAGTCTGGCGGCGGAAGGCCAAAACGTCACGCGAATGCTGACGGTGCACAGACAGCTGCCTGACGGTTCTGTCAGCGCTTTTCCAACATCCTGACAATCGAAAGTATCCAACATGATTATCGCCGACATTCATCCTTCTCTGGTGGACGTTTCTGCCGAGCATAAGAAGGTATCGCCAGACGCCTCGTTCGCCATCGCCGAAGATTTCAAGGTTCGCGGACAGCGCCAGCCAATCGAAGTGATTGAGCAGAAGAACGGTCGTTTCCAGCTGGTTTTTGGTGCGAAGCGCCTTGCCGCTGCCGCTCTGCTCAAAACCACCGTAAAAGCTGCTGTACGCCAGCCCGATGAATTTGCAGATCAAGCTGAAATCCGGCTCACCGGCATTGCCGAGAACTTCTATCGGCACAGCCTTTCCGTTCTGGAACGTAGCGTTGACGTTGCAGACTGGTGCGCAATCTGGCGCGCTGCGCACCCCGTAAAGCGCGGCCCAAAGGCCCAGACGCAACCGGGAACGGAGTTTGGTACCAACTTGGTACTTAATTCGACCGATGCCGAAATCATGGAGCAAGGCGAGACATTTGCGCTGAGCTTTTCCGAGGCGGCACAACGTTTCCTGAAGATTGGTCGCAACGAAGTTTTCCGCTCCATCAAGATTGCAGGTATTCCGGCTGACCTCCGGGATCGTATGGCGATTTTCGTGCCGCTTTGTGACAATCAGCAGGCATTGCTGGCCATTGCAAACGAGCCTTACGAACGCGCATCTGCGATTGTCGAGCTGGTGCTTGACGGAAAAGCGCAAAACGTAACTGAAGCAATCATCCAGCTCGACGGCGTACCGATGCCGAACGAACCGGCACGTTGGGAAAAGATTGCAGACCGTTTCGCACGGCTGAAGCCCTCTGAACAGGATCATTTCTTCGCGCTGCATGAAGCAGCGGTGTTGCGTTGGTTCGCAGAACGTCAGGCTGCACGTTAATGACCAAGCGCCGCGACCCTCTCACCAAGGACTTGTTCGAGTGGACGCCTCCCCAGGTGGCGATCCGCTACGAAGAAGGCGTGACCGGTCGCGGCTCTCTCGATAACCAGATTGCCCGCCTGGTAGCTCGCGCTCTGCGTGATGCACGTGATGACAACAAGGGCCGGTCGGAGATTGCGGCCTCCATGACGCGCTATCTGGATCGGTCGATCTCCACGACGATGCTCGACAAATGGGCATCCGAGGCGAGCGGCGAACATCGCATCCCGCTCGACGCTTTCATCGCACTTGTCCACGCGACCGACGCCAAGGAACTGCTCGGCTTCGTGCCCGGCATGTTCGGCCTGACGGTTATCGCAAACGAATACGCCGACCTGATCGAAGACAGGTTGCTTGAAGATCACATCGAAGAATTGCAGGCACGACGGCAGGTGCTGTCAGCCAAGCGAAAGGCTGCACGTCGATGAACGAGATTATCCGTGTCAATCCCGCGCCAGTCGCCGCCATGAAGGAATGGCTGACGGCGAAACAGATTGCAGAAGAAAAATTGCCGGGCATTCCGCATTCGGAAAGTGGCGTAATTCGTCATGCGAAGCGGCACAACTGGAGTTCTTACCCTTCTTTATGTCGTGGTCGTGCCGATGTCGGCGGCGGTTTGCAGTATCATTATCGTTTACTGCCTACGCTCCCGCAGATCGCCTATGTTCAACGCTACATGGTCACTGGTCGCGTTGAGGCACTTCCGCAGGCTAAGCCAGAAATTCAGGCCACCGCTCCTTTGACCGATCGCGCACAACGGGAGCGCGATGCGCGCCTTGCTGTTGTTGCTGCTTTTGAACTGTTCTTGAAGGGCCTTTCACTGAGCGTTCAAGGCGCATTGTTCGTATTTTGCGACCGCTACAACATCGGCATGATTCAGGTAGACCCGTGGGTCAAGGAGACGTTGCCGAGCATTTCGCAGCGGTCAGTTTTCCGTTGGCGTGCTGCCAAGGCCAAGGGTGCAAAAGATGCTCTCGGCGTTGACCGCTCTGAAGCTCGCAAGGGCAAGGGATTGTTGGAAACGGCCAACAGTGGCGAAGTCCGCGCCTTCATACTGGCTTGGATTGCTTCCAACCCGCACCTGTCGGCCGACATCATTCGCGGATATTGCGAGGATCATTTCGGTTCGTTCCTCGTTGATCGCCACGGTGTGATGACACCGTTGCCGCCACTACGCACTTTTCAGCATTTCATTTCGGCACTTAAGGCCGACGAGAAGCTTGTACTCACCAAGATCACGGACCCGGACAAGTTCCGCTCTACCATGAAGCTGTCTGGCACCGGCACCTATCGCCATGTTGATGAACCGAACGCGCTCTGGATGATCGACGCTTCGCCGGTTGACGCCCTTTGTGTTGACGGTCGTCATTCGATGTATGCCTGCATCGACATCGCCACGCGTCGTCTTGTCATCACATTGTCCAAAACGCCTCGCGCCTCTGCGGTGGCTCTTCTGATCCGCAAATCCACCCTAAAGTGGGGCGTAGCAACGATTATCAAAACAGATAACGGCTCCGATTTCGTTGCTGTTGCCACCAAGCGGCTGTTTGACAATCTGGATATCACGCCGG